ACTCGGACTCGATGTCCATCGATAATCGTGAAATCGTAGCTTGTCATTTATTTATACCTTCAACAGAATGGTGTTTTCGTTAATGCGGTGTTGCAGCGCGCAGGTTTTGAGTGAGGCTATCATCTTACCGAAAGCTCTTTTACCACCACGCAGAGCGATTTCAATATGCTCCTCAGTCTTGCGACCGATCCGATAGGTTTTGCTCTTTTCCTCATCGTAATTCAGGATCGTAGCACCCTTGACGTCTAGACCCGACTTCCCTACGGCTACGAAGTGCGTAAGCGTCTTGTATCGGGTATTGAACGTAACGAGCTCCTCAGCACCCAGAACCTTTTCCGGGTTGATAGAAACCACCTTGAAATCCTTGCTCTCTTGCTGAAACTTAAAACTCTGCAGCTTCTTATCCGGAGTGATAACCTTCTTCTTACGGATCGCAGGCTTTTTGTTGGAAGAATGCCGATCGCAATCAGCCAGGATACTGGCATAGAACGCTGCGCGCTGCTTCAGCTGCGCTGAGGTGAAGCTCGAGTATCCTTCCTTCAGTCCAGAGTCAGCGTTACGGCTGATCAGCAAGGCAGCTTCCTCAGCGATCGGACGAAAGAATTCCGCAACGATCTTAGCCTGGTTGGCAGGAATCTGTTTCTGCTGTAACCAATCGTACATAGACAGAGTCCAGCCATTCTTGTCAATGGCTTCGTCGAACTCGCCGATAAACTCCGAAACCTTATCCTTGATACGGTCCTGGATGTTTACCTTCGGTAGCTCGGGCTTCTTGTCTTCATCAGTCGTCTCAGTCTTAGCGCCTGCCTTAGTGAACATCTCCTTGATACGCAACTCGAGCTTCGCCATGTAGATATCGTTGAGGATACCACCACGCGTCAGAATACGCGCGAGCCAACCAGCCTGTAGGTTTACCCAGGTCTCGGGAACACGCTTCAGGGTCTTGATATCGTCATTGCGCTTATTAGCCTTGAGATACGCCTCGACGTATTCACGCGCATCCACGCGCGAGCACATGTAGTTATACCAGTTGAACACTCGAGTCAGATTGATATCGTTGACAATCTTACCCTTGACATCTGGCTCATCGCCCATATATTTTAGATCAGCGATGCGCTGCACCGTCTTACCGGCACGAACCTTTTTAGGTTTTGACGATTTGAGTTTAGCAACAGCCATACGATTCAATCCTTCTCGAGCGTTGATGGGAACTTATAACGTATTATAACCCTATTTTGAAAAAAAGTCAAGAGTTATTTTTCAACGGCGATTCAAAACCCTATGCTCTTCTCGCTTCTGCGCGTTTTGTTTAACTGTCACCCATTCTAGATTCGAAGGATGATAGTTCTCAACAACGTGATCAATATGATTGACTTGGTATCCTCCTCGAAGCAAAGCTTTGACTGAATCAGGCGTCTGTTTCCATTCTGACTTGGTCACTCCAATTGGAACTGGAAACTTATGCCATGTTTCACAAACAACCCTATGAGCCATTTTTGTGTGACTCTTACCATTTATGTTAAGAGCAACTTTTGGGTATGGACAGTTACCAGAGGCTTTAACTACGAGTTTACGTAAATAATCACCTCGCTTAGTGCTCCAAATATCTCCGTTCCGACAAACGAAATAATCCGGAATAACTTGTCCATCAACAATCACAGGCTTCATTGTATTGGTTGTCATTTTCGTTTCTTTCATTTCAAAGGTGTTGGCATCGGACCGATGGGTGGGAAATTTCGTTCCCCACCCAAGGTAATCACTGGCTCAAGTGGCTTCCGCCATCTCGAGCGCAGTCTCAAGAGCCTTGGTCTTCAGGTTCTTGTTATAACCATACCAAGCCGAAGCCAGGCGAGTGTCAGCAGTACGACCTGCCAGGTGGTCCGTAAGGTAAGTCACGGTGTTGAATGCCTGCCACCAGGATCCACGAGCGAACTCGGCACCAGGCTGCGTATCAAGCACGCCGAGAGCAACGTTGGCGTTCTTGCTGATCTCCTTCTTGGCGTTATCGCCACCAGCAACCGGGAAGATGCGCTTGAAGTAGTCAACTACGTTCTCGTTGGTATAACGCTTCGAACCCAGGAACTGAGCCATTTCCTTGTACTTCGCCAGCTTCTCAGCCGCGATACCGAGCATCAGCTTGACGTTGTCACCATCAAACTCGCGACGGTGGGAGATCTTCACCATACGCTCCACCTTGGTATTCAGCGACAGCGTAAGAGTGTTATTGCAGACGACACGGATCGGAGTGAACCGAACGTCAGTGCTGTAACCATACTGGTGGAAGTTCGTGAAGTGCAGGTAGGACTCAACGCTATCGCCACCGAACAACGAGAAGCCATCCTTCAGCTTTGCCAGAGCCCAGACGATCTGACCACCGCGCAGGCTGCCAGCAGTATGCATCTCCATATCGCCCTCGGCGATGAAGTCGTTGAAGAACTCGAAAGCCTCGGAGTTCTGCACCGGATTCCAGTCGTTGGAGACCACACCAAGGATCTTGTTATCGGTCTTGCGAACAAGAGCCGAGCGATCCACGGAGACGTTCTTGCCACCAACCTTGGCGAAAGCTTCAATCTTTTCCACTTCCCAATTCAGACCAGCAGCCTCGAGCATCTGCTCGGGAGTCAGGTCGTCAGGGACGCGAGTGCCCAGACCGTGCCAGGGAAGATCCCCAGCGTAAGCCATTTGAGCCTTACCGTTAACGAATTCAATTTCATGAGCCACTGTTCAGGTTTCCTTTCTGTTTCAACCTTATAAAAGCATCTTAGCCTAGTTTCTGAAATAAGTCAAGCACTTTTTTAGAAAAATTACGTGGCAGCCGCAGCTTTCTCGCGAGCAGCCTGATCCAGCTGCTTCCAGTATTTTGCGATGCGCATCGTACCACGAGAATCAACCTTGAGCCAACGCTCCACCTGCCAGGGCTGCAGCGTCTTATGCTTCAAGAACGTCTTAGCGGTAAGAGAACCGCACTTCGCGTCCGAGCCAGTGAACCCGATAGAATTCTCGGTGTTCGTCGAGTTCGTCTGGCGCTCGGACTCCGTCTGGCGCTTGAACAGGACCAGGCAGGCTCGCCCAACGATCTGGGCTTGCTTCTCGGGGTTGGCTGCCTGGATCATCTTAGTGAGGCTATCTTTGGTGACCATCTCTCTATCTCCTTTGTTTCAACCTTATAAACTCATATTAGCCCATTTTTGAAAAAAAGTCAAGGAGTTTTTTTGTTAAAAAAGATTAATCTTACCGACCGATGTCGAAATAGGACTCGGACTTGCTGCCGGCATACATCTCTAGGATGGCACGAGCCACGAGGATAGCCTGCTCCTTACTCATAAGAATACTCTGCTCAACCTCGCCTTTTGACGAGACATCGCGAATCTCAACGCAGCACAAACCATCGCGGTCCGGACCAACGTGAAAATGATTTCCTGTGTCTGAGTCATGAATCTGAGTGACTCGCTGGATATAATACTGCGTCATCTTATCTTCCTTTTTCAAATTGAACCGCCATCGAACCGAGCAAGAATCAAATCCAGCTTGGCATCTAACTTACGAAGAAGCTCAAGAGTTTCGCTATCTTCTTCCTTCTGGTCTTCTGCAGCCAATTCCGGGAAAGGCTCGTTGAAGAGATTTTCTTTCTCTTCCCGAGTCATAAGCTCCCAGCAATAAACGAACAGATCGCCATCTTGATAAAGCTGCCAGCGAAAACCCTTTGAGTCAACGTAACATGCGTTGTCTAGGATGTTCTGCCAGGTTTCCCAGTATCCGCAGCTTCCAGGACCTCGTAAAAGAATCTTTACATCTTCTGGATCATAACCTTCCCAAGAATTACTGCCTTCCAAGCTTGTTTGCGCAAACATCTGAGGAATATAGACGCCGTGCCTATCGCTCAGAATAATATCAACACCTGACATATTTCGTTTCCTTTCAATCGTTTTCGCGTTCAATACCGAAGAAATTACAATATTCTTCGTCGGTCATAAGTTCGAGGCAGTAAGAGAACAAGTCACCTTCCTGCCACAAACGCCAGACATTACCGTTCTTATCGATGTAACAAGCGTTAGATACGACATTCTCCCAGGCTTCCCAGTAGAACTCGTTTTCAGTATAATCAGGACCAGAAAGAAGGCAGTCACGATCGTGATCGGACACACCCCATTGATCCATATGATAGCTCTCAGCGAAGTTTTGAGGAATATATACTCCTCGCGAGTCGCTCATCAGGATTTCAAATCCACTCATTTTCATACCCTTTCAATCATCATCACATTACTGATTATACCGGGATTGGTAAAAAAGTCAAGGACTATTTCAGCCCTCGACAGAAAGATCGAGTTCCTCGTCGGCGACGTAGCCTTCAGAGAGAGCACCGAGCACATGCCGCTGAACGGCAAAGTACTGGAATTCCTGCACGACTCCTCCCCAACACACCGACACCACGTAAGCGCGAGCCATGGACCGAGCCTCAGCTAGATCGCGAGCCACGCCCACCACGGAGCGCTCGTAGGAATCACCGAAATCCACAACCAAAAGTTCCATGTTCAGGTTTCCTTTTCTGTTTCAACCTTATAAAAGCATCTTAGCCTATTTTTTAAAAAATAGCAAGCACTTTTTTCAAAAAAAATCAAAAAACTTCCGGATCAGCAGCTTCAGCCTTGGGCTCAGGGTAGAGGCGATCCATAAGACCGCTATTCACCATATCGCGCAGACGTTCAGCCACCAGACTGACGATACCACCCTCGCGTGCAGGGGAATGGGCTAGGACCCGGAGCAGGAGTGCCCGTTCCTTGGGGGTCATCATAGCCAGGGTGTCGCGTTCGTATTGGGTCATCGGATTTCCTTCATTCATCATATACGTAGTATACGTTATTTTTATAAAAAAGGCAAGGATTTTCTTATTGAAAGAAATCAATGGCTTACGAAATCATCTTAGCTAAGTGGTTGATTTCATTGAAAATAAAAAAAATATCAAAAAACACGAAAAAGTGCTTGACTTATTTTCAAAAATAGGGTAAGATGCAATTATGATGATGAAGGAAAAGCCGATGAACGTGAAAATCTATGAGATCGTGACCCGTCTTGAAGCTGCCGCTCTGGCAGAGAAAAATGACGCGAAGTCCAACGCTCTGTCGCGGATCGCCGAGCGCGTCGCCGAGGTTGGCACTCCGTACGCTGGTCACTGGGACGGTCCCATCACTGCGGATGAGATGAAGATCATCCGTCAGTTTATTCGCTAAGAGGAGAGAGAAGATGGAATATACCATTCGCGATATCCTGGTTGGTCTGGCTGTGGGTGTTACCCTCGGCTATCTGATCTTCTTCTGATAGGAGAAATTGAAATGGCTGAACCCACTGGACGCGAAATCACCTACGCGTACTATATGGAACTGGTGAAAGCATATCAAAATCGTACTATCACCGACGACGAACGGTACGATCTAGAGTTGGCGATGGCGAAGTATATGTCCAACGCGTATTTCCGCTGATAGGAGAAATTACAATGCGATACATTCTTTTCACTGGCGACAGTTATTATCCTCGCGGCGGCGCAGCAGACTTTGCTGGTCGCGCTGACACTCTAGTTGATACGATGGAATTGTTGCATCGAACCCGTCATTGGGATTGGTTCAACATCTATGACATAGTAGCCGATATTACGTACGATGGCGACGTATTTTATGGATTGACATCAAACGAACAACGTCACAATTGGGCGGTGGATAGAGACGAAGAGCTCATTCGTGAGGATATGATTCGTATTATGAATGCCAGCGTGTGAGGAGATGTTAACATGACTGCGAATGACTATTACAATCGCATGCGTCGAACATACAAGGATCGTTATGATTTGGAATGGCAACATCAGTATCTTTGGGGTGCTGAGCAAGACTGGTATCTATGTGAAACAGCCATGAGATCTGGCATTGAGTGCAGGGCACTGTGTGCTTACTCACCATCCGAGATCGAGATGGTGGCCAATGCCATTGTTATCAAGGAAATGTTACAAAAAACAAATGGGAGTCAGTAGGAACATGAACATCATTGAACGACTTGAAGAACTATATGATCGCGCCGGTACTATTGATAGTGTGACAATCCAGGATGCTATTCGGCTGATTGAACTGTACGATGATGCACTACATACTATTGCTAGTATTGATCCAAATTCCGACTTTACACAGTCAGAATCTGGTATGATCAATTTGATTCATATGGTCAAAAACACGATTGCACTAGGTCAACCACAATATAATGGATCCGATGAGGAGAAATCGCAATGAACATGGATAGTTTGCAAGATCGTGAAGCACTTCGCGACACATGCGCAGAAAAGATTCGTCGTATGGATTACGAGTTGGATGAGGTGTATCATGTAATGAGTAATCTTGGAGCTTCAAATGGTGTTCTAAACTACATCGTGCATGTGCAAGAAAAGCTCGATAAACTGTGCATTAACGTAGAAGGAGCCGACGTTTCGCTCGGATTGGAGGAATAAATGCTCAGTTACATTCTTTGGGGTGTGGTGGTGTTTTTGCTCGCCGCTATTATCTATATGGCTGTATATCTTTGGAATGCCGATCCCGGCGATGAACGAGAAGGAAGATAAGAAATGGATGTTCTTTCAGCTTACATAACTCGCATGCGCGAGAAAGCAGTAGAAGGCAGCCTGAGCCACGAACAGGTTCCGCCTCTCGTCTGTCACGATGGGCTCAAGTTGTCTGTGCAGGCGAGCGCTCGCCACTATTGCGCTCCGAAGAACCACGTCGGTCCCTGGACTTCTATGGAGATAGGATTTCCAAGCAAGCCTGTTCCTGAGCTGCGAGATTGGCGGGAAGATCTGGGCGACGATCAGCCGGACGAAGAATGCGTCTTCGGTTGGGTTCCCGTTGAGAAGATACTGGAAACCATAGAGAAGCATGGCGGCTGCGTGCAGCTTGAAAGTGTTGCAGGATAATGTCTATCACAGACACCGAAACATTCCGTGCTCTCGTCTCGCAGGGTCCAACTGTCATTATGGTCGAGAAAACCCATATGTTGGCTCTTTTAGATGAACGCGACGAACTGCGCGATGCTCTGGTTAATATGTTGATGGTTCTTGATTGCGCCCATCAAGCAAATGGGTTCATTTCGACCGGACATAATAAAGACACCGAGCATGCTCTGACTCGCGCTAAGAAGATTTTGTTTGAAAAGA